TATTTATCCCGTTAATGAAATGTTTGCTGAAAATATTTTGGAATTTAACGTAAAATCTACTTTAAACTTATTTAAAGGAAACCTAGTAGGACTAGGTAGTAACATTAGGAATGTTACAGCTAAGGTTTGCAACATTAAAGTTGCCATGGTTGTGTTAGGAGCAGCAGCTGCGTATCATCAACGCAGTAATATTCGCTATTTCCTGACCACCCGTGCCGTAATACCTTTTGAAACTTTTGTCATCAATACCTGCTCGTCTGAGATCATGCCAGATTTGCGTCACCGTTTTAAGGGTGAAAACTGCTTGGCGATTATGGCCCACAATACACCACGGAACCATAGTCACCCAGCGGCTGCAAGTCTGCGCTGCAGAGCTAATACTTTTATGGATCATTTTTCTCACTGTGTAGGGTTAACACCCTTTTCAGTTTCGATGAGTCGCACTCAGCGTACACATGCTGCTGCAGGATCTCGTTACTACCACACCGTGAAAGATTTGCAGATGGAACCCTCCTATCAGAGACCTGGTGATGGCCATATAATCACCATGACTGACGTCGATTACTACGTCGACTTGACGCGTGAATTGCGTGGACACCCCGTTCTTATGTACACTTTTGTACCTTTGGCTCCAGCTGGCCCGACAACGGAAGGTGTCTACTGCACCCATCAAGACGACACTGTTGAGACAGTCATCAACGGGGGAGCCAGATACCAACATCCATGTTGGGATTATGACACCGACCACCTTGTCGTTGACCATTTGTTCTACTCAGTATTTTACCTTGTTGAGCAGATACAAGTTTCAAATGATCGTCGAATTATATTTTTAAATCCGATCAGGAAAGTATACGGCCCATTTGCGCGGTTTCTTCCGGGTAAGCGCCTGGCCCGCCGCAAATTTAACCATGCTGAAATCGCTTTCACTCGCTACACCCAAACTGAAAGTGATTTAACAAAGTGCTATTTTAGCATTGCCAAACTTGGAGAATTTCAGTCTTGCACTATTACTAGCAACACTTTTTCCACAGCATTCATCCGAACTGCAGAATGTAAAGAGCCCAACCTAGGTCAAGTCGAACGTGTTTTTAACCACGCCAAAGTCCCTTCACCTTTGGATTCGGCTGCTCTTTTCTACGACGCTTATAAGCGTGCACCGCAGATGTTTGGCAAGGCCCCTACCATCATTACACCCTGTGTAGACCAACACACATATCAGGCTGTAGGGCCCTTTGTGACAGAGGATGGCAAAACCTCAATGCGTGCTATTTGGCCGGGTTACTGCGGTAACACGTTCTCACCGGCTAAATCGTATAACAACGATAAAGCATGCATTGCAGGACGCATCGATGAACCAAGGAACAAGGAACCCAAACTCCCACCAATTTACTACACATTCTTTAATGAATTTAGTAAGTTCTTAGTTCCTTTGGCCTCTGTTGGAACCTTAGCACCGCTGAACCATGACGAAATGGCAGCCAAATTTAATCGACCATCTCAGAAAGCACTGATCGAGCAAGTGAAGAACACTATGCTCATGGTTGACCCCAAAGTAAAATCTTTCCAGAAAGCTGAAGCTTACCCAAAGATCGTGCACCCACGCAATATTTCAACATTGCCAATGGACCATAATTTTAGTCTAGGGCAATTTATGTACCCATTTATGGACTCAATCCTCAAGACTAGCCATTGGTATGCGTTCGGGAAAACTCCACGACAAATCAGCTACCTTATTTACGCAAAAGCACAGCAGTCCAAGTATGCTGTACCAACCGACGCCGACAAACTAGATGGTTCTGTCAGAGCAGTCTTACGTGATCTTTTTCTCACGTGTCTTTTGCGTGCGTTTCCTCGAGAATATCACGAGGCAATACGCCTACTGGAAAATAAAGAACGCCACATCCGTGCTACTACCGCCCACGGAGTGTCATATGATACCGGAGATTCTATTTTGTCTGGTTCTGTGATAACAAGCGTCCTCGGGTCAATCATTAACGCATTTCTTAACTATTGCGCTCTTCGGCACCATTATTCACCAGAGG